AATTACATACTTAGTATATAAATTAATTATATCATCTGAATATTCTTCTAAATCAAATTGTTTAAAATCCGGAAAATAAGTAACTTTTGTAAAACCAGTTTTTAATTTAGTAGAAGTAATCTTTGGGTCAGTTGTATTTCTCATATTATTAGTCCATGTTTGCTCTAAAACTTTTCCATTATTAGGGTCTAATCCTTTCACTATGAATTTTGTAGAGAAAACACATGCCAATTTACTCCCGAGTCCGTTGCGTCCCGCAACCAACCTTTCTTCTTCATCATTATAATTTGAACCAGCCATAAGATTTCCAAAAATTAAACTATGGTTGTAAATTTTTTCCTCATCATGTATTTCAATTGGAATAATATCGCCATCATTCCATACTGAAGTTTCGCCTGTTTCTTTATCTATATTTACTTTAATTGTGGTACAAGGAGTTTTTGTATTTTTACTTCTTTCTACATTATCAATTGCGTTTGAAAGAACCTCAACAAAAATTCTTAAAATTGCAGGAGAAGAATTTACATATTTTTTAAATATTTTAAAAGTATCTTCATCTTTAGTGGCTATATACTCTTCTATATTTTTCAATCTTTTCGACCCAACATACATATCACTTCTTTCGAGAATATGTGTTATTGGGTCAAGTTTCTTATAAACTTTCTTTGGTGGCATTAATTATATTATATAATAATAATTCTATAAATTTAATTTTAAAATCATTTTTTTTTATTTTTTAAGTTACAAAAGAACTTAGAAAATACAATTTTATTATAGTGGTAATAGAACAGTATAAAAATTAATAAGTGTTTTCTTTTTAGGATCTTCTACTTTATATCCTATAATTTTAATATTCAAATTATTTCGTTCTCCTTCCACGTTATATACTTTTATATCGTTACTAGTTGTATATGAATATAAGGTAAAATTTTGATTTAAATTATCATCGTCGTTAATTTTAACGTCTATTCCAGGATTATATTTGTCCCTATTCCATATCATACTAATTTTAATTCCTTTTAAGTATGAATCAATATTTTGAGCTATATATATATTTTTCCCACATATAATATTATTCTTAAAAAAATAGGGTTTTACTACATAAAAATAGCTGCTTTCTAAGTTTTCAGTTATATTTTTCTCTCCTTCCTCTTCTTCCTCTCCTTCCTCTCCTTCCTCTCCTTCTTTGTCCTTTTTTTGTTTTTCTTCTTCATCTTCATCCTTTATAAAATTTATTTTTTTGTATATTATATTTATAGTTGTTTCATTTAACAACCTAAAAAATGCTTTTTCTCCTTGTAAAATAGATTGATTGTTTTCAAAAGAAAAGTCGGTTATATCCAAGTAGTAATTTTCAATAGTTATTCTATCTTTATAATTTAAAATTTCATCAAAATTTCTGGTTAGTTTTAATCGTAAAATATAAAATAATCTTTTTAACGTATCTTCAGACTTAATAACAAGTTTTTTGTTGTTTATTATACCACTATTTTCCAAGCTAAAATTTTTTTTAATATTTTTGTATTCGAAATTTTTATCCATTTGAATATAATTATCTTTGAATTCATAAAATATATTATCATATTTTTCCGCTATATGTTCAGCTTCAATTGTGTTCTCATTCAAATATATTGAAAATAACCAGAATACATATTGAATTACATATCTTGATAATTTTTTATACATATTATATTCTACCATAGCTGAATATTGTATTTTAGAATCGACGTCCTTTTCATCTTGAATTAAAATATGTAAAATAACGTTATTAATTTTCCCTGTGAGTTTTTTGGCATTTAATTCTACTATTTCTTGTATATTTGTTGCACTTATAGTATTTAAAATTTCAGTTGCTGTTTTAATATCTGCTTTATTTATAGGTTCTGTAATTTCAAAACTAGATCCTAAATTTACAGGCTGTATTGGAGAAGTAAATAAAGATATTTTTTTTGACTTATAATTTACATTTAAAATTCTAGTTTTACCATATGCATCAAAAATTTGAGAAGTTATATCCAGCTTTTCCAAGGGCCAACTTAGATTAACAGGAGAAACTTGTGTGTTTAAAGCGTATGATTTAATATAAGAAGCATAAGTATCGAAAATAAGTTTAGATAGATTATAGTCCGAATTAAAAATACTTGTATGAATGCTTCCAACCTGATTATATTTTATTATTAGTTCACATCTAGGATATCCATCTTTAACTTTTGTGTGCTCTATTATAAAGATACATCTTTTGTTATTCTTAAGTTTGTAATAACACTGAAGATTATTGGGTATAATAAATTCTCCATTATTTTTAATTGAAAATAAAAATATATTACAATCAAAATGTAGTTCTAATAAGTGAATAAATAATTTAGGATCTAAATACTCTTCTTTATTTCGAATTTTATTTTTTATTTCGTTTATATTATAGTTAAACATTTCTTGTCTACAATATCCAGCTGAAATATCTGTAGTCAATTCAGCTCTTTTTTTATCCAAAATATTTAAAATATCGTAATCACTCTTAGCTGTAAAATTTTTTGTATCTAAAGCTTGCATTACACAATTTAAAAAACTACTTTTAGTATCGAGCATTCCTTCTCTATAATAAATATTTTCTTGGTCTCCCATTAAAAATAATCTTTTTAAATTTGGGGGTAATACTCCATAAATTTTTCTATCTAAAGGTCTTTTTATATTTTCTACTATATATTTACTTTTAGTTGTTCTACTACCGATTGAAGTTGCTATCGATGTTTTATCTATATCATCGGTAAAATAATAATCCTTATATTCAGGTTTATCAGTTTGTTTTACTTCAAAACAGCAAGGCAAATAAGGAACTAGTTCTTTTGTTTGTTTATATTTATTTTCTTGTAATCCTGGATAAATATAAGGTTCTTTATCGCAAATATAATATTTAGGATACGATATATCTTCAATTTCTTCTTTTGGAAATTTAATTATATTTTCAGATTTTCCTTCTAGTATTTTTATTTCTGCTTCTTCATTTGTTAAATATTTAGGCCTTTTAAATGGGCCACAACTTGTTGTATATTTTGTTTTTTTATCAAAAATAAATGGGTCTATTTTATATAAATCTGTTTCTTCTTTTTTAGAAACTTTTATTTTTTCCTCGTCTTCTTCTTCATTATCATCTAAACTACATCCATAGTTTTTATAAAATTTCATAATATCTTTCTCATTTTTGTTATACAAGCTTATTAGTTTTGAAAATAACTTTTGAAAATTCTCAACCTTGTTTATATTATCGCATTCTGTTATTCTTATTCTAATTATATTTGAATTTATTGGAATGTTTTTCTCATCTATGTTGCTTGATAACAAGGGTTTAATATTTTTACTGCTAACTTTTATAGGAGTTAAATTTAAATTTATTTTTCCTAAATTACTATTCTCAAAATATATGTATACCGAAGATAAAGTTGATATTGAACTTTCATTTACACTTAATAAGTTTGAAATTGTAGGATTATTTAGTATCATATCTAACATAACTTCTCTATTTATTTTTTCAAACATATAGTAAACTCCATTTACATTAACTTCTTTTATATTTTGAGGTTTTTCTTTTGTTCTTAGTATATCTAGACAATTGTTTATTATTTTATCTGTAGAAATAAATTTTTTATTATACTTAGTACTTATCTTTATAGTGTTTATATCTTTCATACTGATAATTATGTCTATGTATCTATCTTTATTTTTAATTTTTTTATCTTCTAGAATTTTAAGTATAATATTTGTTTCTCTATTTATATCCTTGGATCTATCTCTAAAACTTGTGCTTCGGTCAAAGAGATTAACCCATTCAATTGGTGGTTTAAATCCTTTTAAAATTTTATAAAAGTTATTTGTAGAAGCAAAAGGTATATTCTTATTTAAAACTATAGTATTAAATATTTCAAGTATAGACGATGTATTTTCCACATTCAATTCGAATTCAAAAGTTATTTTTTCTAATTTAAAAGGTGTGTATTCTAATGTTTCAATTTTATCAAATTGTAAAAATTTATTTAGAGTTTTATTTGCAAGTTCTTTATTTTTTTCTATTTCTATATTAAAAGTTCCTTCACGATTTTTTTTTGTTTTCCATATTCTTTCTAGTTCATCATCTGTAATATTATTATTTTCATCTAAAATTTTGTTAATATCATCTTTAAGAGTTGATATACCATAAAACTCATATCCAGATACAGATAATTGATTATATGTTTCTGTAAAATTTGAATTTAAGATGGTGTAGTAGTTTATAATATCTCTTACACTAAAAGTACCTATAGTTTTATTCTCATATTTTTTTATTTCATTATAAACACTAGCAATATCAGTTCCCTTTTTAATTACATCAATTAAATTAACTACTTCAATATTTTGATCGATAGAAAAATCCTCTATAGTTGGAATTCCAGCCGGAAAATATAAAAATTTTGGAAGTGTATTCATATTTGCTGCTATTCTTTGATATATTGTTTGTTCTGAATCGAGATCATATGTTTTAAATTCTTCGTTATTTATCTTAACCATAACTCTTTTATTGTTATTATTTTATTTTTAAAAATAATATTTTTTAAAAATATTTAGAATGATTGCGCAAATGCTACCAAATTTTCCTTATTTCTTCCTCCAGAATGTGACTTAACATATTTTCCATTTTTATATCCTACATAGCTAGGAAATCCTCTAAAAGTAGGGTCGATTTTTTTTATCATATCATTTAACTCTTTTTCTCCTTGTTCTTTTCCATCTCCTTGAATAGTTACGCAAATAAAGTTTGATTGATTTTGATTTGCTAATTCTTGAAAAGCAGGTTTAGCGATAGTACAATAACCGCAGAAATTTGCTTGAATCATAATTATAACTTTTCCGTTTTTTAGTTTAGGATTTACTATATTACCATTACTATCAAAGTCATTTATTGTGAGATAAGCAATAGGTTTTGTTAAAAATATATTGTTGGACATTTTATTTATTATATATTTTTTTTTTAAAATTTTAATTTAAAGTATTTAAACTATTAATTTAAATTCAAATGACAATAATATTTAGAGCAAAAAGTAACGAAGCATATGCATTTAAAATATTAGCAGAATTACTTGCAAATAATATAAAGACAGGATGCTTTGAAATTGATAATACAGGGATTTTTTTACGAATGATGGATCATCACAGGCGTGTTCTTATAGATTTAAAATTATTTTCTCAAAGTAGCGGGTTTACCATGTTTAAATTTAATTCGAAGAAAATGTTTCTAGGAATCAACATGGCACATTTTCATAAGATGCTTCGCCCGGTCAAGAAGAAAGATGCGATAGAGCTGTTTATTGACGATGAATTTCCGAACAATTTATGTATCAAAGTTACACCTAAAGAGAACAATAGAACTACTACTTCGACTGTTAAGATTCAAAGCATTCAAAATTTAGAAATAGACTTGCCAACAGGTTATTTAAATCCTATATCTATATCTTCAATTAACTATCAAAAGATGCTAAAAGAATTGGGTAATATAGGAAATGTTATACAAGTAAATGCAAAAAAATATTCAATAAACTTTAGTTGTAGTGCAACAGGAGTATATGGTAGAACAGTTTCATTTGGAGATTTAGATGATAATGAAGATGAAGATGAAGATATTAAATATGACCAAGAATTTAATACAGAAACACTAAGTAGAATATCCAAGCTAGCTGGATTAAATACAAATATTCAAATTTTTGCAGGCAAACCACTATATTTTAAGTCAAATGTAGGTAATCTAGGAGAAATTAATATATATATTAAGTCAAAAGAGCAAATTGAGAAAGATTCTTGTAATATAGATAATTCAGATTCCGACTACGATTGAGCCTATTATTTTATAATTCAAATTAGTTATAAAATAAGCATAAAAACGTGGTTAAAGAGGTATTATAAATAAAAATGGAATTACTAAAACAAATTGACGAAACAGTCTCATTTAATGAAAAAAATATTCGTGTAATTGGTACCTATGAAGAACCTTGGTTTGTGGCCAAAGATATATGTACTATACTTGAATTACCAAATATCACAAATGCAATAAAAATTATACCGGAAAAATGGAGGGGTTTAAAGTTATTAAACACCTTTGGAGGAGAACAAACCATGATAACAATTAACGAAGCTGGATTGTATAAACTAATAATGAGATCAAATAAACCTGTCGCGCAAAAATTTCAAGAAGTAGTATGCGAAGAAATACTTCCTACTTTAAGAAAGAAAGGCGAATATCAAATAAAAAGTATATTAGATAAAAATAAAAAACTTGAAGAAGAAAAATTAAGAATAGAGGAAGAAAAAAATAAAATTGAGGAAGAAAATAAGAAGTTAGTAAAAAAATACGTTAAAAAACCAAAAGATATTGTAGATAAAGAAAATGTTGTATATCTTATGACTACGAATGAAGCCGAAATAATAGGAGAATATGTTATAGGTAAATCAGTTAACTTAAGTCAACGAAAAGAAGATTACGATCATAATAAGTTACATGATTTTAGAGTCGTTTATTACTTATCATGTCCAAATTCAAAAATAATGGATATAGTTGAAGCATCAATACTTATGAAACTTGGAGAATATAGATGTAAAGCTGGTAGAGACGTATTTTTATTACCCGAACATACAAATATAACATTATTTACAGATATGTTTGATATATGTTTAAAATTTTTTGAGAATGTTGATTATGTGATTTATCCTAAAAAAACAGCTGAAAAAGAAGATAAGGAAAAACAAAAAGATAGACATCAAAAGTATCGTGAAGAAAATAAAGAGAAAATATACTTACAACAAAAAGAATATCGCGAAGATAATAAAGAAATAATAGCTGACTTAAAAAAAGAATATTATGAAAATAATTTTGAAACTATATCGGCAAAGAAAAAAGAATACTATGAAGAAAATAAGGAAGATATGATAAAAAGTGTCTTAGAATATTATAACAATAATAAAGAGATAATCTTAGAGGAAAGAAAAGAATATTATAAAGAAAACAAGGAAAAAATTTTAGAAAAAAGAAAAGAATATTACGAAGAAAATTACAAGACAAAAATCACAGAACAAAGAAAGAAAAAAGAAACATGCGAGTGTGGTATGATAGTAACTCATTATAGAATGAAGAAGCATAAAGAAAGCGCAAGACATGCTAAATGTCTGGAAAAATTAGCTACAAAAGCTTAGTTAAATATATTATTTCATACCTATATATAGGTATGAAATAGATTTAAGACTTTCTTTTTAGCGCTTTATCTCTATGTTTACTTCTGCTATTATATTTTGAAGTAGGATAGTCATCAAGTTTCTCATTACAATTTTTACACAGAATTCGTAAAGTAGCATTTTTTTATGATATTCCTGCCATAGCTTTTCGAATACAATATCTTCTTTCCTAAATATTATAGAACCTAATTCATCTTTGTCAAATTCTTTTGGATATTCTTGATTCTCCAAAAGAATATTTTCTTTTAGATTTTTAAATTTTATTAGATGATCTGCTGTAATATTTGCATATGAACCACATAATTCACATGATTTATTTATATTTGCATTTTTAAAGTCTAAAATCTGATTTTTAACCGCATATCTCATAGCCCAATTTACAAGTTTTTCAAATGGATATTCAGACATCATTATACATTTATTCCATCAAATAGTATCTTGCTTGTTATTATTTTTAATAATAATGAACTGATATACACTAAAATCAAGATTCTTTTTCTCTTTTATTTTTAGAAATTTACGAATAGCTATGTCAGTAATAAGAGCTATTTCTTTTCTATCTTTTTGGGATGTATTTGAAATAAAGATACAAAAAATGTATATACTTTTGGGTGGGTATTTTTTAAACTAGGAGTTATGTCAGTTTTTAGAATAATTACGATAACATAATCTCACAACTCTTCTTTATCATCAAAATCTTCTGGATATTTCATGATCTATAAATATTTTAAGAATTTAAAAAATTAAAATTGATATTTATAAATATAAAATTATAAAGTTATAAAAATGCTTAATGTTATTGATTTATTTTGCGGAGTTGGCGGTATGTCAAAAGGTCTTACCGATGCTGGATTAAATGTAATCGCAGGTGTTGATATTTGGGATAAAGCAATAAATAATTATAAAAAAAATTTTGAACATCAAGCAATTTGCGAAGATTTAACAAAATTACCCCCTGAAAAATTCAACTTATTATACAATAAAGAAAATAAAATTGTTGATTTAATAGTAGGAGGGCCACCATGTCAGGGTTTTAGTATAGCAGGTAAAAGAGATACAAAAGATCCAAGAAATTCTTTGTTTATGGAATATCTAAAGTATTTAAACTATTTTAAACCAAAGGCTTTCATAATGGAAAATGTAATTGGAATTTTATCTATGAAAACTGAAAATAATGAAAAAGTTATTGATATTATTATGGCTAAATTAAATATAAACTATAATTGTATAGTAATGAAACTTTATGCGAGTGATTTTGAAGTTCCACAAAATAGGAGAAGAACAATTATAGTTGGAGTTCGAAAAGATTTAGATATTATACCTACTGAAATAAAGCCTATATTAAGTATTGAAAAAAGAATTCCTGTTAAAAATATTTTATTATCAAAAGAACAAATAGATAAAAGCTATTATTTAAGTGAAAGAGCTATAACAGGTATAGAAAACAAAAAGAAAAAATCAAAAGAAAATGGTACAGGATTTGGCGCACAATTTTTAGATTTTAATAAACCATCTTATACTATACCAGCTAGATACTGGAAAGATGGATATGATTCTCTTGTAAAATATAGTGATACTGAAATAAGAAGATTAACTATATTAGAGTTAAAAAGAATTCAAAGTTTTCCAGATGATTATATTATAGAAGGTTCTAAAAAAGATGTTATAATTCAAATAGGTAATGCTGTAGCCTGTAAATTTGCATATCATTTAGGAAAATATATAAGCGATATTTTATCTTAATATAGTTTTATTTTTTAAGTATATTAGTTACTTAAAAAATTAAAATGTTTCTGTAATTAATTTATTCCAAAAATTACCTGCTGAGCTTCTAAAAGAAGAATAATTTCTAGTATTTCCTATGTACATACCACTATCAAATATAATATTACTATTTTTAATATTAGACACAAAATGTTGATAATTAAAAGGAACACCAAAGGATATATTTTGATATGTATCCATGTTATTTTTTTTACAAATAAAAAAACCTTTCTTATTAAACTTATTATTTATATGGTCTTTTAACTTGCAACATTTCCATATTACTATAAGAAGATTATTTGTATGTAAAAATTTCGGAAATGTATTTTTAATTTCACGACTATCTTTTTCAAACGAATATGATATACATAAATCTAACTGATTATTAAAGTACATAATTTGTCCAAAACTATTCCAATAACCATATTTTGGTACACAAGTTCCACTCCATGAATATCTATTATTTTTTAACTTATTAGGAGCTCCAAAATATCTTATAAAATTGTCTCTTGATATATGAATTTCATTTTCTTTCCAACAATTTACACATTCAATAATAGGCTTTTTGTTTGAAAATAAATATTCACTTGCACTATAATCACCAAATGTTATTTTTCTTGAGTCTTTTTTCATTTCGTATCCAAAAATATCTGGTTTATTTTTACAATTAGGTTTTAACCCCATTTTTTCTTCTAACCAGTATCCTTCACTACCATAATGCGATTTATTTTTTTTTATTTTTTTACCTTTTACATTAGTATTAAATAATTCTATAATTTTTTCTTTATTTTCGAGTTTATTTTCGAGTTTATTTTCGAGTTTATTTTCGAGTTTATTTTCGAGTTTATTTTCGAGTTTATTTTTTATAGATATATATTTTTTAGTAAGCATATGTAAAATGTCAATTTTATCCATATTAGAAAACATAATTTTAGCTATAGGATACTCTTTATCAAGATATTCTTTTAATTGACATTTATTTTTTTTACTAACATTTTTTTTCATATTCTATGTTAGATATTTTTTATTTTTTTATACTTTTAATTACTTTAAAAAAATTTCAATTTTTAAAATTTATAGTCTTATTTTAGAATATATTTAAGTATTCTAAAATATAAATTAGTCACCAACTATCTTTATATCTTATTTACAGCATATTTACAGCGTATAGAAGGCCTGTACCTGTAGCTATCATATATGTTTTATATTTATTTGTAGAATTTAAAATAAAATCTATTGACTGCCAATTTGAACCATAAATAATATCTTCTATTACTACCCATCCATTTTCGTTTAAATTTTCTAAAGCAAATAATAACGTATTAAAGTTAGCACCTATAGAATGAAGTCCATCATCTATTATTAAATCATATTTGATATCGCCAAATTTATTTTTTATTTCTTCAAATGAGGTAGAATTTAATTGATCAACATAGCAAGTTTTTATTCTATCTTCCTCAAATAGAATATCTTTATCTATATCAGCACCATATATATTTGAATTTGGCAAATATTCTTTAAAAGAATATAGTGAAGCCCCAGGCCTTCCATCAACACCCATAGTAGAGACTAAATTAGGATTATTAGTACCTAAACCAATTTCTAAAGTATTTAACTCTTTTTCAATACCTAGTTTATTAAGAATATAAGAATAGAAAATGTAGTATCTATGCGTAGTTGATTTATCTGATTTATTTTTTGCTAATATATAACCAAGTATTCTACTATTATCGTGTTCAAATTCATCAATAGAATTAATACGAAGACGATATTCGGTGTGTATATTTATTAAATTATTAATTTGAGGTATAAATAATGACGCTCCCTTCACCCATAAATCTTTATTTAGTCTATCATTTGCTGAACCTGCCGAAAAAAGAAACAAAGAATCCATTTTATTACATAAAAATTTAATATTTAAATTAATATTAAATTTACAACTTATTAATAACATATAAATGAGCGCGACTATTTGTATTTACAATATATGTCTTATATTTATTAGTGCTCTTTAAGATAAAATCTATAGCCTTCCATTTATGGATACCATGAATATCTTCTATCACTATCCATCCTTTTTCCTTTATATTTTTTAGAGCAAATAATAGTGTGTTAAAATTAGCACCTATGGAATGAAGCCCATCATCTATTATTAAATCATATTTAATATTTCCGAAATTATTCAACATTTCAGTAAAAGAATTTGATTCTAGTTGGTCAACATAACTTGTTTTTATTCTATCTTCTTGAAATAGAATATCCTTATCAACATCAGCTCCATGTATAGTAGAATTTGTTAAATACTCTTTAAAGGCATATAAAGAAGCACCGGGTCTTCCATTTACACCCATATTAGATACTAAAGCTGGATTATTTGTACCTATTCCTATTTCCAAAGTATCCAAATGTGCATCTCTACCTCCTAATCTATTAATAATATAGGAATATAAGATGTAATAATTATTTGGGTTAGATTTATCCGATTTATTTTTCTTCAATATGTCAGAAAAAAATCCTGCTTCGTCATTATCAAAACTTTTCATGTCTGTTACTTCAAACTTATAATCTGTATGATCTAATAATTCATTCATTTGTGGTATAAATAAGGATGCACCCTTTACCCATAAATGTTTATTAATTAGATCGTTGGCACATGCTCCTGAAAATATAAATAAAGAATCCATTTTATATTAAAAAAATATATCTTTAAATTAATTTGAAATTTAAAACAAAAATATTTTTAAATAAAATGAAACTATTTAAAAATATTTATACTTTTTTAGTTGGAGAAAATAAGGATATATCAGACATGTACAATTATCCACTTGATAATCAAGCTATAACGAATAATCTTTTTGTATATGATGAATTTTCTTTTGATAAAGAAGAAGAAGTAGAAGAAGTAGAGGAAGTAGAGGAAGTAGAGGAGGTAGAGGAAGTAGAAGAAGTAGAAGAAGTAGAAGAAGTAGAAGAAGTAGAAGAAGTAGAGGAAGTAGAGATAAAAAAATATTGGTTATATTCGGAGGAATATAAAGATGATTTTATTGAGGAGTTTGTAAAAGACCTTAAACAAAGAGTATTATTGTAAAAAAAATAAAAAATAAAAAATAAAAAATGATTTTAAAAAATTAAAATATTTAAGATAATAAAATGACTCAAGAAAGACTCCGTGAACCTCTATTAACAGAAGATAATTCTAGATTTACTCAACTACCTGTAAAATATGCTAAATTACAAAATGCATACGATATTGCAGAAGGTATGTTTTGGACTGCAAAAGAAATAGATTATGCAGCAGACCTAAATGACTGGGAATCTTTAAATGATAATGAAAAATATTTTATTGAACATATATTAGCGTTTTTTGCGGGGGCGGATGGAATTGTTCTTGAGAATTTAATAACAAATTTTTGTGTCGAAGTTAAAGCTCCAGAAGCTAGAAATTTTTATGCTTTTCAAGGTATGATAGAGAATATTCATGCGATGACTTATTCATTACTTATAGAAACTTTTATTAAGGACGTAAAAAGAAAACAATATTTATTTAATGCAATTGATAATATACCTTGTGTAGCAAAAAAAGCAAATTGGGCTCTTAAATGGTTAAATAATGAAAGACCTTTTGAAGAAAGAGTGATAGCATTTGCGGTTGTAGAGGGAATTTTTTTTTCAGGCGCCTTCTGTTCGGTCTTCTGGCTAAAAAATAGGAATAAAATGACTAAAGCACTAGGTAAAAGTAATGAATTAATTTCTCGCGATGAAGGAATGCATACTGAATTTGCAGTACTAATATATGAACATTTAGCAAATAAAGTTACTCAAGAAAGAGTAGAAGAAATATTTAAAGAAGCTGTAGAAATAGAAGAAGAATTTATATGTGAATCTTTACCTTGTAAATTAATAGGCATGAACTCAGACTTAATGAGGGAATATATTAAATATGTTGCAGATAGACTACTCGTTCAACTTGGATTTAATAAAATTTATATGGCTACCAACCCATTTGACTTTATGGTGAATATAAATCTCGATGGCAAGACAAATTTCTTTGAGCAGAAAATCTCTGAGTATTTTCACAGCTCGATTTTAGCCCCAAAAGAAGATAGTTGGAATTTTGATGAAAATGACGAGTTTTAGTGTTAATTTTACAAGTTTTTATATATATTTAATTTTAAATATATATAAAAATTATTACAAAGAACATAAAGAAGAAATATTAGAAAAAAGTTTATTATATTACAATCAAAATAAAGAAAAAGTTAAACAAAAGGGTAAAGAATATCATCAAAAAAATAGAGAAAAACTGCTAAATAAAAAGATATGTGAATGTGGTAGTAAAGTTGCTTATTCTGGAATATCAAGACATCTGAAAACAGCAAAACACCTTGCAAATATAATTCAAAAACAAAATATTCAAATTTAATATCAAACTTAAAATAAGTTTAATATTACAATTTTTTCTTACAATCTTCTTATACTAAAAGATGCGCTAATTTGTGACGCAGGATTAGGAGAAGCAGGAGAATATCTTTCCGGTAGAATCGTCTTATATAATTCTCCATTTGACAAAAATACGCTAAAATATAAGTTATCGTTTGGCTTAAACTTAATTGTTTGCACCATACCATCTCCATCCACCTTAATAAAAGTTGAGATTATAGGATTAATAACATCATCAATCGGTACTCTAAATATAGCTCTAACTGCATGTGGATTATTAGAGTAAATTATATTTGATAATCTTCCATTTGAAGATGACACATTTGAAATCTGAACATATACGTAAGGATAAAATGCAATTCTACCACCTTCGCCCACAGCTAATACTTCATTTGGAAGAATTAAATTTAGTAGTTCAACTTCATAACAAACCATGTCTTGTTGCGATACCATACTTCCTGTATAGGTAAACGGGTTAAAATTATCATAAGAGAATGGTAAAATTTCAAATAAAGTAGTTCCTGTAGGAGTAAATGTTAAAGGTTGATTTAAAATAAATGTAGTATTTCCTGATCCTGAGTTATAAGTAGAAGAACTTATTATTCTATCTTGATTTGTTAAGTCACTAGTTACAGAGTTATATGGTAAATTACTTATATATTTGTAATATTGCGGAGTACCTAGACTTCCATCTGGAATAATTCTGACAGCAAAATTCTTGTAAAAATTTGTATCTGTAGAGCCCAATCCAGATACAACTATTGAACTTGTTGAAAATGGTGCAATTGGGCTAAATTGATATATAGAACTAACTGAATAAGGAATTTCTTTACGAATAGAATAATTATGTGTTGCTAACCACCCAGTTACAGGACCGCTACTAAAAGATGCTGAACCTGTTGTATTTAAAGAAATCATGTGTGTAATAGAAATATATTCTGAAATAGGTCTATATTGTTTGTAAGTTTCGTTATATAAAATATATCCAGTATATCCATTTTTTTGAACTCTTCCAGCAGGTACGAAAAAATAAGGATTGCTTGTATCGGATAAATCTGTAGGATCTTTAATTAAAAAAGTTGTTCCATCTACTAATCCTTCTGGAAAACTTGCTTCAGTAGTAACTATTCCAAAATCATAAGTTGCATCACTACTTAAATACTTATAAGATAAAATTCTTCTTCTTGATATAACACTTCCGCTTGTAGTTGTTATAACTAATCCGCTGTAATAATTTTCGAGTTGTTGTAATGTCGATACTGCTGTTCTAATAATAAAACTTTGATTATCAGAAGTATTTGATATTAAAACTGGGCTTGCGTTGTTGAATAATATAGCACCTGTTAAATTAACGGAACTAGTAGTTGCATTTAATAAGTTTGAAGTCCAAGCAGTAATTGGAGTTGATAAGCAAACAGGGTCTAAAGCATCAGTATTATTTTTCCTACCAGATTGAGAAATTGGTATTTGAAATTCAGAAGCCAAAGGCCATTCATTTCTATTTCTATATGTTGAATCAAATTCTAGATATCTGTTGTTTGACATACTTTTATTTAAAGATATTTAATATTTAAATAAAAATTTTTAGTAATTTTATTTTTTTAAATAATAAAGATGACATATTACAATAGTTATTCAGTTTTAGGAAATGCATGTACACCACAAACTATAGCTATTCCTTCAAATACAAAATTTTTATCTAGATACAACAACATATATGATATGAAATACACAAAAACGCTTTATTATCCTGGACACGAGGAGGATAAGGTTTTAAATACCGCAAACAAGGTAAATATTGTAGATAAAATAAAGCATAATATACAAGAAAAAAAATGTACTAATTGTTAGACTTCGATTGTTGTTCATAATAATCGTTTCTAATTTTCATCAATATTTTACCTAAATAATTTTTTCCTGTGTTAGTTACACCATTTCCCCAAAAAATATCCTCTTTTGATACGTAAATCAACCTCTTTAATCCAGTATTCATAATCATACTATGTATTTCTGGATACTTATTTAGTTTCATTCTTAATATGGTAGACATAATTTTAATTTTAATTTTATCGTCTACATTTTCATCTCCAAAAGAATATTTTTCTATGTATTTAGAATATGCTTCATATACGTTGTTGTAGGTTTCTGTTTCGGTTTTAATAGGGTGATTTGAGAAAAAGGATAATTTTTCTGTATTTTCATCTGTCTTAGTAATGTTTAGAGTTTCAAAAAACTTGTACACGAATCTTTTTTGATAATAATTTTGCGGAGAACCTAATTGCCTCCATCGTTCTTTCATATTTTTCCTACGACTATGACATTTTGTTGTATAGTTTAATGATTCTTGAGGACTTAAATTGAAAATATAGCATAGAATACATGCTACAACGATACCAGACCTCCCATGCCCCCCTTTGCAGTGAATATATACCCTTTGCTCCGTAGTTAGATTTTTTATTATTCTACTTATCTTGATTATAAAACAAGAAAAGGATAATAGGTCAATTGGGACTGAGTTATCGTTTATCTTATAATTTATGTAAGTATATTTTGTTTTATAAGCAGAAATTTTTTTTTCTTTGTCTATATCTGTTAAATCTACAAAATATCTTACACCATGGTTTTCAAGCTCTTCAACAGAATCTTGTGTTGGAAAACTTCCAAATAAAGACCTATTTTTTATAAAATAAGATGAGTTATCCATGAAATGTTAAATATTTTATTACTAAAATTTTGTTTTTAAGCAAAGATTTAAACATTATAATACGTTATTTGTAGCTAAAGATATCTGCAAAATTTTAGGATTAATTATTGTTACAGAAACATAAAAAAGGGTACGAAAGTTAATGGTACCCCTGAATTAAATATTTATAAATAAGGTGGAAAATAAGCTTTAAAAGGTACTATAAATATTTTAAAATAAAAATAAACCCTATTTAAAGATTAGATTTTATAAATAAAAATGGAATTACTAAAACAAATTGACGAAACAGTCTCATTTAACGAAAAAAATATTCGTGTAATTGGTACATATGAAGAACCTTGGTTTGTAGCAAAAGACATTTGTAGTATACTTGAATTACCAAATATCACAAATGCAATAAAGATTTTACCAGAAAAATGGAGGGGCTTAAAGTTATTAAGTACCTTTGGAGGAGAACAAAATATGAATATTATTAACGAAGCTGGATTGTATAAACTAATAATGCGTTCAAACAAACCAATAGCGCAAAAATTTCAAGATGTAGTATGTGAAGAAATACTACCGACTTTAAGGAAGAAAGGAGAATATAAAATTCAAAGTATAATAGATAAAAATATAAAACTCGAGGAAGAAAATAAAAAGTATACTTGCATTTGTGGATCTATTTTAAATATTAAAAGTAAAAAAAAACACGAACAATCATTAAAACATATAAATAGAATTTTATAATTTATAAAATAGATTTTTATAAATTAATATTTAAAGATTAGAAATTTATAATTAAAAGATGACAACCTTAATAAATTCTATAGATCAAACAATTAACTTTAATGAACAAACAATAAGAATTGTAGGTTCTTATGATAATCCATTATTTGTTGCAATAGATATATGTAAAATTTTAGGATTAAAAAATGTTACCGATACATTAAGAAGTTTACCCGATAAATGGAAAAAAATATGTGACCTAGAAAACTCCGAGGTCACATCTACTGCACGAAAAATACAAGGGTTAAATTGTATTAATGAAGCTGGATTGTATAAACTAATAATGCGTTCAAACAAACCAGTAGCGCAAAAATTTCAAGAAGTAGTATGTGAAGAAATACTTCCATCTTTAAGAAAGAAAGGAGAATATAAAATTCAAAGTATAATAGATAAAAATATAAAACTTGAGGAAGAAAAGCTTAAAATTGAGGAAGAAAAGAAAATTTTAGAAGAACAGAAAATCGAGATTGAAAAGAAGTTATCTGATGAACAAAAAATTGTTATTAAAACTAAACTAAGTTTAGAACTAAATCAGAAAAAATTTAGACATAGATATAAATTTATAGAACAAGGAGGGTGTGTTTATATATTGAAAGATCCAGAAAATCCGTTAAATAAATTTAAGATAGGTTTTACTGACAATATAAATGAGAGATTGACTAGTGATAGAACTATGATACCAAAGATAAAAGTTTTGTTTATCATGTATACACCTCATTATGAATTATTTGAAAAAAATATAAAAATTAGATTTGAAAAACATTTACAATTTCAAAGTCATGAATGGATTATTTTAGATAAGTTTGATAATGTAGATTTTATTATTAATGGTTATAAGGAAATAGATAAGGCTTGTGGATTTAATAGTAAAATTGAAGATAATTTATGGAAATATAATTTAGAAGAACCACCTGTATCATTTCAATCAGAAGAAGTGGAAGAATCTACTGATGAAAATGAAGAAAGTAAAGAAGAACTTAATGTAGAACAAGATGCCGAATTATTTGATAAAAAATATTTAAATTTCGCAGGAAAGTTATCATTAATTTTACCAAATTATTTACTAAGGTATGATTATGATAAGAAAAATAAAGAGGCTGGTGAGGGTTTCAGATATTGCAATGGATATTGTCAAGGATATCAAAATATAAAATTATTTACTATGAAAAGTCTTTCACCACTTACAATATGTATGAAATGTGATTCAATGATAGATATAGCAGATGTAAAAATAACTACTGGTGTTTTGACAGCTGAACAAATTAGAAGAGATCCTACTCTTCTTGAAATCAAAGATAATGAGCAAATATGTAGAAAATGTTATAAGATAAAAAATAAGGATGAATTTCCAGAAAAAAGAAGACAATGTAAAACATGTCGCAACGGAACACGAAGCAAAGGTGGAAAAAATTTTGATAATATAATAGATGATGAAATTAGAATTTTGAATGAACTGAGTTTTGAAAATAAGGTTGTTAAAATTAATAAATATGTTAAAGATGAATTACAAAAAATTATATCTTACTTAAAATTAGGTAGAAAATTTGGTGATACTAAACAAATTATGATAGATAAAATCCTCGCGCATTATAGAACAACTTTTTAATTATAATTATAATTAAAAAATTATTCTTAGTTTACTCTTAAATTAACGCTTTAAAAATAATAAATTTAAAAGCAACTTTTTTTGAATAAATAAATGGACGTAATAAAAAAACATTACGAAAAAAATAATATTCATATTGCGTTTCTGCTCTCAAAAATATTAAGAGCGAAAATCCAATTTAAAGACAAAAATGAATTTAACGATATTTTTCATAAACTGGTAATTAAGCTTGATAATAATATTTTCAAAAATAAATATACAAGAGTGCTATTAACTTGTAATTGGTGTTCAAATAAAGAATTATGTGATTTATGGAATAAATTTAGTAGAGGAAATTATTGCTGGAATGATATACAAGTAGTCTGGGAGGAACCATGTGACTACTATTGTGTAATAAATTATCCTAGTATAAAAATAATACCAGAGAAAACAATAGTCTTTTTTATGGAACCAAATGTGACTTTAGATTATAATCAATATTGGGTAAATATTCCAAAAAATAATTTTAAGTTTTATGGGGAGCATAAGAATCATTATAATAATAATGAATGGCACTTA